CGAGCTGAACGCGCGCGACGACTTAAACGAGTAGTATCTGGAACCCGCAAAAAGGGATCTGGAGAGTGTAAAAAAAGGAGGCTATACAAATGCCATATAAAAAGTACATTGGGGATGAGTGTGTAAATCGGAGTCGCATAATATATAATATCTTAGGTTGCGCAGATCACACAGAAACTCAGAACAAACAGGTTAAGCAGGACAGACAGAACAGACAGGTCTTAGAGTTCATTGGCGACGCAGTAGGCGCGCTCAGCCTCTTTGCGTCATTATTTGTCGGGCTGTTTTTTGCGGGGATCTACTCATGATCATCCGCGACATCAAATTTATCGCGAACGCAGCCAACGAAACACTCCGCGAGGATTACGAGGAAAACCTCATTGACCTGGCGGAAAACCTGGCCATTTGTATGGCGGAGGTCCGCAAGTGGGAGGCCTTCAAACACGCCGCAGCTCAGGCGCTGACTGAGGGCATGACGCTCCTGGAAATCGCCAAGCTGACCGCAGACAACCACACATTTACACTCACCGGAGATGGCCTCCAAGTGGATTATGAGAAGGGGATTGTGCATTGAGACACCCCCTCAGTTCAGCTCAAAAAGAGATCTACGATTACGTCGTGGCCTTCTATCAAGAATTTCCTGACCGCAGCCCGTCACTGCGCGACATGTGCACGGGCATGGTCGGAGAAAAACAGATCTGCAAACGCAGAGCCAATCGAGAAACGGCGCGTCGGTTGGTGAAGTTTTTGTGTGACAAGGGTTACCTGGAAGAACGCTTCTATCGAAACGTGCCTTACTGGGTGCCCGCCGATGGTTAAACTGGTTGACGCGTTTACTAAAACCGTAGGCCGAGCCCCCACCATGAAAGAAATTGACGCGATGCACGAGCTGCAACGCGATCAAAAGAAGCTGCAAGAGCTGAAAAAGAAGGTGGAGCAAAAAGCTGTCGACAAGGCGCGGCCAAAGAGCAAAGCAAGAAGGAGGCACCCCGTGCCGTTGCGCATGCCAAAGAACGCGAAAATCGTGAACCGCATGATGCTGATTGGCATGAATGTTAGCACGATTGCGTACTGCCTGGAGCTGACTGAGCCAGCCATCAGGACATACATCCGGGACCATAAGTTGCCGCGCAATATAAAATGATCGTGCGGGCCACGCCTAGCGTCGGGGATAGCTCTGGCGGACGTATATACAAATGTTATTACGTCAACGTGGCCCGCTCTGAGTTTTTACCTAAAATTCGGAGCATCCACAAATGCAATTTTTTCACATTTTCATGTTAACTTACTCGCTGAATGGGTATCCAGTTGAGAGCAAACTTTATTTAGAAAACAGCAAGCAATGCCAGGTTGCAATCCGGGCAAACGAGCAACTCGTTGACATCCTCGGCGCCAACGCGTTTTGCATCAACACCGGGATCCTGTCGAAAAGCATTCGGCCTAAACTCAGACCATCAGCTCAAAGTGTGGACCGTCAATAAACGGGCGGCGGCCCTGGGAGCGACGCAAGTCGATGTAGGCGTTCATGGCGTCCTCTGAGGTACCGTCCCAGTCGCCGATGTTGTCTATGTGCCAGGCGGCTCCCCAGCGCACCTTACAGCCAACCATGTTCGCGCCCTCCTTCATGGCGTCGGCTAGGTCGTCGTATAGGTTCAGCTCCCAGGATCCGCGGCCGTTGATGTATGCCATCAGGTCGACGGCGAGGCCGTCCAGGTGCTTTGATTTCATCGTTTGGCTGGCGCCCTTCGCGACCAGCTCCTTTTGCTGCTCCACGGTGCGCAAACCCTGTATCACGCCGAAATCTGTCTTGGTGGCGGTGATCGCGTGCTTGACCACGGCGACCATGCGCTCATCAACGCCTGTCAGCCTGTCCAGGCTCCGGCGGCTCAACTTGTATTCACTCATTTCTTAAATCCTCTTACGGTTCTTATGCCAAAGCTGGCAGCAATCGACGCATACATGCCCCACTGAACCCAGAGGGGGGTAGTCTCAAGGTTTGCAAATCCTCGCGCCATGGTGTCTTGAAGAGCGGGAACAAAATTAGCAGCAAGAATAAGCACGAAAACAATTGTCCATAGTTCATCTTTCCAACTGTCCTTACTGGCCTCGATGGCCGCTTGCTCCCAGTCAATTTCTCCTGTCGCTTGCTTTAGTTTGATTTCCGCATTTGCTTTCTGGATGGCTGTTTTTCCGTCAATGTACGACGTGGCCAGACCGCCAATGGCCGATACGATTTGACCGATCATGAGCTGCTACCCCCGCTGCTTGTGACCTTGCTCAGCGCGAAATAAGCGCCCACCAGACCACTCAACGCGATGTACTGGGTCATCAGTACGCTCTCAGCTCCCGCCATCCTCTGTGGGTCGATAATTGTCGCTATGGTGGTGATTATCATCATGCCCAGCGCGGACCACGCCATGCGCCGCTTGTTGACCTGGTAGGCCATTTTGTCAGGTATTAACTCGTTCATGCAGAACCTCCGCTATTCTCTTGCTGGTCGTGATGATCACCACGCGCCCAGACTTGTCGTATACGGCCCAGCGGCCGGGTTTAATTTCCAGCAACCTCAAGGCATGCGACCGCCTGACTGTTGTGAATGATTAGGTTTTCCGTGGCTTTGCGCCGCTCCTGCTCGCACTCCTCGAACGTCGTGTATGACGGCCCGATCTGGTAGTATTTCAGCATCGCCGACGGCATGTATTGGATGAAGACTAAAACGTAGATCATTACCAGCGTCCCCTCGCTTTACCGACCAACCAAATGGCGCCCGCCAAGATGACGCCGCCCACCAGGAACGCCACAATGCCGACGATCCAGTTGATGCAGTTGTCGATGAATTCTTGTTTTTTGTAGGCTTGCTCTTTGCGGATCCGGCGCTGCTCCGCCTCGATGCGCAAAACCTCGTCCCACGCCGACGGCCCGTAAATGAATGAAATTTCATCCTTGATGGCTTTCCGCATCTCATCAAATTTGCGGCGTTGGTTCCAAATGAGAACCGCGTTTTCTTCGTCGGATCCCTTGAACGTCTTTTCCCACCAGGGCGGGTTCTTTGATCGCTCTTCTATTTTCTGGAAATCGCTGAACGCCTTGCCCCAGGTCGCTAGGGTGCCGCCCATGGACTGGATGTCCTTCCCGGTACTAATCGCAGCCTTGAGCGTCTTAAACGCCCCCGTGGCTAATGCAACGCAGCTCACCGGGTCCATGACATCAACCCATCTTCATCAGCACCGCCACGAGCATTGCGATAATGGTGCCAGCCGCGGCGACCAGGATGCTCTCGATGCGCTTTACCCTGGTGAACACCTCTTTAAACTGGATCCGCACCTCAGTTTTCACTGCGACCAGCTCTTTCTCCATGTTGTCGATCCGAGTGTGAGCGGATGCCACGGTGCGCTTATCCATCAGTAGGTTCCTTCCCAGTCTCGTAGTTTTGCGAATTCGCCGGACATCAGCTTTTTCTTGATGACATCCTTGACGGCCTCGGTGTCGCTCCAGCTCACGCCAGCCTCCTTGAGCCAGTTTGTCAGCATCGCCGGGTGTATGTCGCCGACGTGCTTCCAGTCCGACGCAAACGCGTTCATGGACCGCTCACGGGCGTACTGCGCATCCTTCAGCGTCTCATCCATGCTGAACGTGCGTTTCACGATTATCTGGTCGTCGTTGAAGGTGACCTTTTCACCGATCTGATTATTTTGCCCGGCCATTCGCTTTCGCCTTTTTCTTTGCTGGTGCCTTGCCTCCGACCCACGCCTCGTTGACGTCCGGGGTGGAGGGGTCGTCAGCCTGGAGCTGACCGTTTGCCTTGCGTGCGCGCTTTGGAGCTGCCTTGGTTTGCACCTTCGACAAAGCGTCCTCACGGATGGCGTTAATTTCGTTGATTTCTGTCTCCGGCAGATCCGCCGTGTCGCCTCTGAATAGCTTGCCCTTCGAGGTGTAGACGTTCCCGACATTTACTATGATTTTTACCATGTCTCACCTAGTGTCTAGTAGTTGTAAATGAAGGGGCCGCGTGGCCCCCTCAAAAGCATCACCTATGATGTTGAACAGTCTGCGATCAGGCCGTTTGCAGCCTCATTTTTACAGACCATGGTCAATTCGGTGGTCACCTGGCGGGTTGTGTTATCGCCATTTTTCGCAAGAGCGACGTTCTTTGTAGGACGCAACACTGCGACTTCCCACATGTCATCTTGCATGATCCACACGTCACGAGAACGACACTGACGCGATGGTTGGAAGGCCACCTGGCCCCAAGGCGTAAGATATATGCTCAAGCTATTAACGACACGCTCGTCACCAGCAACCACGTTCGCACGTTGGTTGTTGTTACCAGTGAACGACAAAGCCGCATTCATTTGGAACGCTGACAGATAGCAAGTATCTGGAACGCCGCCAGCTTCCCAGATTGACTGCATGACAGTGTCAAAGTCAGCCTGAGCGAATGCTGTCTGTGTGCCGTCTGTACGTGCGTCTGTGCCGTCGCCTGTTGGCTCCGCACCGCCTGTACCGACGTTCGCTGTGTTTGAGTTAACCCAAGCGCCAGCACCCGCTAGTTCGCGAGCTGTTGTTGAGTTGCCCGCCACACGAGCGTTGTTGTCAAACAGAGCTTTCTCGATGTCTAGCTTCTGCTCTTTAGCGACTTTCAGCATCTGGTACGCCATCTCTTTTGCGCGACCCGCTTTGTCCAGTCCCTCATCGGTGTCTGGAACGACGACTGCGTTCTTAAAGATTTGCGTGTAGTTGCCCAAGCGAGTTGTCGCTGAGCGTGCTTCCGCTGTTGTCGCGTCACCTTCAATGTGCGCGTTTGCGGTTGACGCGCGTAGCGCATCTGTCTGCCACTCGTGCAGGGTGTTTGACGCTGTAGTCTTACGAGATTTTGTGTAAAACGGCGTCTCTTCTGGGCTTATATTATAGATCACATCCTGAAGCGATTCCTTGATTCCAATCGCGTCATATGAGTCAAATGTGTTACTTGGCTGTGCCATAGTAGGCTCCTTTCAAAGGGTTAGCTGTCTAAGATCAGGTTCAATGCGTCATCGATCGAACCACTTTTCTGCAAGCGCGATTGCGCTGTTTTGCGAGCTGCTGCTTTTCCAGAATTCCGACGTTTTTTCGCTCCAGCTTTCACTGGTGTAAGGCTCTCGTTTGGTTGTGAGGTCGCCTTGCCGCGCTTGTTGACGAGCTGCCGATAACGCATCGCGTCGTACATCGCCAAGATGTACCGATGGTCACGGACGCCTGCCAATTCATCCTGAGTGAAACCGTAGTAGTCACCCACCTCCATCAGGCCAGCCTTGATTGCCTCACCCTTTTGGGGATCCGCGATTTCGGGCAGTCTTTCAGTGAGGAGTTGCGCCTGTTGCTGCGTGAACGCTTGAACTTGCTGCTCTCGCTGCGCGTTCTGTTGCTGCTTCATTTGCTGCACCTGGCGTAACTGGGTGTCGTATTGCGCCTTGGCCTCGTCGTATTGCAGCTTAGCCTCCATGTATCCAATCGGATCCGTGTCGAATAGCTCTTTTGACGGTGGGGTAGGCGCTTGCACCCCGGAGTTTTGCGCTTGTTGGAAAAACGCCAGCACCTGTTGTTGCTGCTGGGCTAATGCTTGAGCCTGCGCCTTGTATTGCTTTTCAGCTTGCGCAACCTCTTGCATTCTTTTGTTGATGTACCCTTGGCCTGCCGCAGATTGTTTAAGCTGATCCAGTGTCCACATCTCTTCTTTGCCGTTAACTTTAACGGGGATGAGATTGTCCGTTTCAGCAACTTCCTCTACCAGGTCGCTGTCATCATCTTCGCCATCAAATTCAAAGTTATCTGATGGGCTTTCGTCTACCTCGTTTTCGTCTTCCTCAAATTCTTCGCTCTCAGCTTCCTGAGTTGGCTCAAGCACTTGATCCAACAAATCTACCGGGTCGGAACCCGTAGCACCATCAGAGATAGTGTCTGGTGGTTGTATGAGCTGCTCGACGGCAGCGTCTAATTGGTCAGTCGTTTGCACGGTACTAACTTCCTTGTTTACGATCTAGCAGTGTCTCTGCCGCAATTGCAGCGTCAAGGTTCACCTCGATCAGGTTTAACGCACGGATGATACTGTGCGCCTCTTCACGCCGCTCGATTTCCTCGGCAGCGCTTGTCACGAACACCTCTTTCTGGCGCTCGCGAACATCGTTGACGAACCGCTCAAACGCGGTGTCGTTCTTTAACCGTTTGGCCTCGTCGGCCGTTATTCTGATGTCTGTACTCACTCGAATACCCAAATCACTTGTTGGGTATAATATTACCACAGGGCTGCGCGATTACGCCAAAATCGGTGAAATCACGCGCCGCCCTGGGCGATGCTCGCGACGGTGCGCAGCCTGTCTTGCTCCGCCTTGACGCGAGCGATGTCGACTTGCGTGCCGTACTGCCCGGCAATCTTGGCTGCATCCACCAACAGATCCTGGGCCATCTTATCACGCTCACGGTCATCCTCGGCCATCGCCTTTTGCGCGTCGAGCTGTAGTTTCGCCATGTCGGTGCTGACCTTCGCTTGCGCTTTCATTTGCTCAGCTTGTAGGTACGCCGCATTCGGATCCTGTTGTTGCTGCGCGAGTTGCTGTTGCTGCATTTGCTGCATCTGTAGCATCTGCGCCTCGATCTCCTGGTTGATCGGTGCAAAGTATCTGTCTGAGTTGCGCACGCCAGCCGCGGCCATCATATCCGTCAGAGTGTTTCTGATGTTGGTTAGAGACACCAAACCGTTCATGGGGCCGTATTGCTGGTAAACTTGCGTTTGCAACTGTAGCGCCTGTTGTAGGGCCGCCACGCGCTCATCCTCGCGACCAGTTCCCAGGCCGACGTTGATGTTGATGTCCATGCCCACGTCCCAGACCCGCGGGTCAACCGGGACAAACTGGCCGCTCATGCGCATCATGCGCTCCTCGTCCATGTTCTTGTGGGATAGCTTGAGCATCAAACGGAAGAGGTCACGCACGCCGTCCGCCAGGTTGCGCACCATGACCTCAACTTGACCCGCGGCCGCTTCGACTGACGCCGTGACTGCCGCCTTGGTTGTCGATTGCAGCGCGTCTGGGTTTAGCGCGATATTCTGCGTGACGCCCGTTTTCTGCTCAACCATCTTGTCCATGTAGGTTAGCGCGCTGAGTGTCTGCCCGGCAGTGAACGGCACCGCCAGATCCTGGATTGCCCCGGCCTGACGCATTCTGACTAGGCCGCCGATTTCGGCGTTCATCAGGTCGTCCACGTTTACGGAACCCTCCAGGAAGCCCAGGCGAGGGGAGTTGGTCAGCGCTACGTTATCAAGGATCCCACGCAGGATTGCCGTGCTGGCGTCCTGGTCCTCGATGATTAGCTCAGCCAAGCTGGATCCGTAGAAGCTGTGTGGCTCCGGGTCGATCTCCAGCTTAACCAGGGGAATGTCGTCGACTGGCTCAAAATCCAGCAACTCGTATTTCGTGCCGCCGCACAGGAACTTGTGCAAAACCGGGACGCCCGAGCCGTCAACGTCCATGCGCATGTACGCCTCAGTGACGGTGATGTTTTTCATTGCGGGATCCTGCTCGCTCTCGTCCGCGAAATCCTCGTCGTATCCCTGGCGAGCAAACACCTCAACCTCAGTGATCTCCGAGCCGCTCTCTAGCCCGTCAAGGTTAAGCACGATTTCAGGGTCGAACCCCATCTGGATCAGATCCCCGGCACGCATGTCGGTTCTGTGCGCAATTATATACGCATCGTCCATGGTGCGCGCGTCACGGTTTACGAACAGTTCCTCGGGTGGGACGCTCTCCAGGCAAAGCTCGCCTTTCATTTGTGTGCGCGAAATCTTAACGCTGAACACCGGGGCTTCGATGTCCATGCCCATCGCGTCCATCTCCATGCGCATTTCCATTTCCTGCTCCAGGATCTGCACGTCGGGGTCACTCGTGAGCAGCGTCAGCTCGTCCTCTGACAGGTCCGTGAACGTGTAAATCTTGGCGGTGGGGTAGCGTTTGTAGTAACTCTTGATGATACCCTGCTTTTTGACCAGGGCGTCGTGTATGGCGTCGCTGAGTACGCGGTAACCGTTTAGGCGCTGGAATTCGTGGTGGATGAAATCGGTGGCCTGCTCGGCCATAGCGACGTCCTCCGGCCCCTTCGGTACGAATTCAACTGGCTTGGTGGTGCTGAGAAACACGCGCATGATTGACGGCTTAACGGCACGCACGACGTCACGCACCTTGGTGGCGACTACCTTGCTGCGGCCGTCCTCGTATCCGATGTCGACCTCGCCGTCCATGTACCGCTGCGCCTTGATCCTGTCTTCACTTATCTCGCTTTCCACGAAATCGCATGCGTTTTGAATGGCGTCCTGGACGATGCTTTCAATTTCTTCTCTGCTCTTTGGTTCTAATTCCATCGTCGCTTATCCTTATTGTGGACCGAATAGTTGGTTTTTGGCTGCGCCGTATTCGGTTGCCAGATAGTTTTGCAGCTCTTCCTCGTTCGCGATCACGCCACCCGCGCCAGCTCCGCTGCCTTGCCGCTTGGTTGTACCGCCGCCAGAGATTGCGTCGGAGGTCCGGGCGATGCCGTAGCCACGCTGTCCAACGTTCAACACCGGCAGCTCCATCATAAACTTACCGCCCCGCGTCGCCCCTAACGCCCCAGCCAATCTGCCCAGGAGATTAAACGCTGAGTTTGCTGAGTTGGATGCGTTCACCGCGCCGCCAGTTGTGCGTGCCGCTACGTTGGCGAATTGCGTGATTAGCTTGCGCTCCTCTGGAGTGAATAACGCCTTAATCACTGCCGGGTTATCTTTCAGGAGCTTTGTCCATTCCTTACGGAAATTGACGCCTGAGAAAACATCTCGACCTCCCTGCTGGGAGTCACCGGCGCGTGTGATACGCAGGAACGCCTCCTGGCGGATCAGGTTCCACTCTTCCAGCGGAAGCATCTTTTTCATCGTCATGATGTTGCTGGCGATTTTGGGGTTGGTGGATAGCCGGTTCGACGACACGCCGAATATGGTGTTTGATGCCTGCTCCGGGGTCACCTTCAGAGCCATCTTTTCACCATCTTTCGTTGCGCGCTCCGTCAGCGTATTCAGCAGCCCGCCCTTGCTTTGCCATAAGTTTTTGAACTCTGCATAATTTGAGACAGCTTGCTTCCATGCGTTGACTGCGCCTTCGTCGCCAAAGATTAGGGCGTTATCGAGTGCCTGCGTCAGTTCGTTGTCTAACAGGTTTTTCAGCTCAATCGCTGCGGCTCCGTCGGTGCCACCCTCTTTTGCTAGGTTGGTGACCTGTTGACGTAGGGCAAACATGTCTCTGATGCTGCCGCCCTCACCAATAATGGTTTTGAGCTTTGTCACTGCGCCCGCAGTCTTGGGGATGTTCATGAACTCAAAGCCCTCAGCGAGCTTGCCTTCAATGCGATCTGACATTGCCAGGGCCGCATCCTCATCCATGAACGCTGGGCCGCTTTCGCGAGCTGCATCGTAAAACTCATTCGCGCGGGCTTTCGCTGCCTGCTGTTGCTTCACCAAGGCATCCTGGGCCGCAGCGCCAGCCTGGCCGGTGCCGGTCACAATTTGCGATCCTTGCCCGATTTGCTCCTGGATGGCTGGAATGTTTGCTTTCAACGCGTCCTGCGTTTTCTGTCTCGCGCCAGTCATCATGGCCTCAGCTTTTTCGCCGTAGCCTCCGCTCGCTGCCGCATCCTCAAAGAGTTGCTGACCCTTGGATCCTGTGACCGCGCCCTTCGTAACAGGCACTTTGACCGGTAGCGTTTCAGCTTCCGCCATACGTCCAGCCTCGGCGGGATCTATTCCGGCCTTAACCTTCGCGTCAATTTGCGCCATGGTTTCGCGCGTCACTGTCTTGGGGTCGATGCCCGCAGTACGCAACTGCTCTTGCACAGCTTTTGGCAGCTCGCCGTTGTCGCTGAAAACAGCCGCCGGGGCGCGCTTAAATGTGCGGTATAACTTACCAAGCAGCTCAAACGCTTTCGCGCCTAGCCCACCGCCTATAGCGCCGCCAGGGATGTCTCCGTACTGATACTTGTCATTTGTCAGGTATGAACTGACGGCCTCGACGACGCCTGCCTCAGTCGCGCCAATCAAGGCGCCGCCAGTCACACCCGCAACTGGTAAGCCCAGCGCGCCGCCAGTCATAGCGATTGCCTCACCGAGCGCCAGGGCACCGGATCCGATCATCAGGTCAGTGGCATCCAGACCCTTGGGGTTTGGGTAAAACCGGGTGTATTGCTGTGTCTCTTTCCCGTCACGATAAACGGGGGTGACCACAACCAGGTTGCCGTATTGGTCTTTATCAAACTGCGAGTTTGGCAGGATGTTCTTAATGCCCGCCTGCAACCTGTCGTCGCTCGCTGTTGTCGTCAACAGGGCAAGCATTTTTCTAGCTTTATCGCTTGGTAAGCCGAGATTAGCGCCAGACGCCAGGGGGATGTTGTCCTCTCGCTGACCGCCCTTAAACCAGTCCACCGTGCTTTTCAGCGCGTCGCCAGCTCGATCCAGGAAACCTTTGTCCTCCTGACCAGTGTATTGCATTACTGCTTGGCGCATATCCTCTTGGGACATATCGGCTGGAAACTCTAAAATGACGCCGTCGCCGATGTCTACTTCTACAATATTCGCTTCAGCCATTACTTAAATGTCCTTGTTTCCGGATCCCAGCGTAAACGCTTGGGGCCACTTGGGGTTTCACCTTCACCAACCTTGTGAGTTTGCAAAAGATTAGCCACGGCTGTCGGAATCATTGATTGCGTCTCCAAAGCTGCCATTTTTTCGTCGGCCTCTTTCATTGTAATATTGCCGTTGGTGTATTCGTTGACGATGTCTCGACGAGCAATATCAAAGGCAATTTTTTGTTGGAATATAGAAAGGATAGCCTGGTTCGCGTCTGGTGAGTTTCTCAGTGAGCCAAATGAATTCAGCATTGCGTTGAATTCGGTATCTGATGTTGAACCCGAGCCCTCAACACGCATCTGAGGGGCAATTCTTTTTACAATACTTTGACGCAGCGCACCTATGTCAGTGAACTCCGGGAACATTTCCGCTAAACGTCCAACCAACGGTCCACTGGGCTGCAATGGCGCTAGAGATGCAAGCGTTTCAATATCAATACTCAAGCCCGCAGCGTTCGCCCCGGCGTCTAAGAATTTTGCGTAACGCTCGCCCTTCTTGCCCATAAGTTTTTTCAGCAATTCTTCCTCGGCCCCTTGGGATCCCGGCAAATTGATCTCATTTGTCGTGCCGCCGCCGCCGACCTTGGTCATGCCGACGATTTGGCCGTCCTTGGTTTTGACGTTGTATAGACCCTCGTCAACTTTGCCGACACCGGGAAACATCTTACGCACTTGCTCGGCAGTCATAATTTGGCCGCCCTTACCATCAAGCTGCTTGCTTGCGATTGCCGACATAATGTTACCAGCCATTGCCGGGTTAGCTTCCGCCATTGCGCCCAGTTTTGGGTCAATTGATTTGATCAACTCAACCGTCTTATTGGCTGACTTTTTCTTCGCTCGTTCCTGGATGTCGTTCGCCGCCATCGTCATCAACGGCTGCAATTGCTGGGGGTTGCCCGACAATGACATCAACGCGATTGCGAGCTTGTCAGATTTGTCTGGGTCGGATCCGTCCAGCGCGCCTTTCAACCCTGCAAACGAGCCGCCGACTGCGCCGCCGAGGATGTCAAACAAACCGCGAGCCTTTGGTTTTTTCATCGCTGCGTTTGCTTTTGCAGCGGCGGCCTGCGGGTTCCCGGCGTTCATCGGCCCCAGCAACGGTGAGGCGTTAAGCGGCATATTGCTATTTTGGCTCATGGTTTTGTCCTTCGTAGATTTGCTGCCAGCCGTGCCGAATAAGTGGTCACCAATTTGCATCCAATTACCGCCAGCGCTTTCGCCCCATCGAGGGTTTGACAGGGCAGGGTTATAAAAATTCAACGCACCGTTTGTCGGGTCTTTGTAGTTTCCGTCAAGGATCTGATCCGCCACGGCGTAGGCCATTTGACTTGGCTGTAGCTTCATCATGTCCTGGCCCTGCGCGCCGCCCGCGTAGCCCGTGTAGCTATTCCAAGGCGAAAACTGGCCGGGCTTCAGGATCACGTCCTGGAGGCTGTCGCCGTAGCCGGGGTTGCGCAGCCTGTTCATAATGACAGATCCGACGCCTAGCATGCCGAGCTGACTTTGGTTGCCCGCTTCCGCCATGATCGTTTTGGCGAGAATGTCTCTGTCACTTAGGTTCATTGTCTTACCTTAAAACGGTGGAAAGCCCAGATACTTCATTGCGCCAAGCGTACCCAGGATGCCGGGGTTGTTGCTTGTCGTGGTTGTGTTTGGTGAGTTTTGGTTTGCCACACCGAGAGCCGCCAGTGGTGCGTTTAGGCTGTCGATCGGGCTGTTTGCGTAGCGTGCGAAATCCTGACGCGCGGCGTCGATGAGCTGTTGCTGCAAGCCTTGCTGCATCAAACCTTGAGACATCATGTCCTGGTTGATTGCTCTGCCAGTGTTGAACGCCTGACCAGCCAAGCTGCCAAGCTGACTAGCGGCGCCGAGACGCGACGTGCGGTCTGCCATCGCTTGGTTCATCGCTGTGTTGTAGCCTTGCATCCGTAGCGGCGCGATGGCGTTTGTCGCCATGCGTCCGTACTCCGCGTTGGTCACGCCCTCCGCGACGCCCTGACGGGATCCACCAAAAGCATTCGCCCGGGTCGCTTGCGCACCCATTGTATTTATCGCCATTTGACGTTGACGCTCGATGTCGTTCTGCGTGTTGTCGATGACCTCTTGCTGGTAGGGGTTCATGTACGCGCCGACGTTCAGCGGGCTTGTCATCGCTTGCTGCGTGCCACCGATGGCGTTTTGCAGGCCAGTCGACGCGGCGGTGTTTATGTTAAATTGCTGCGGGGCCGGGGGCTGATACGCGTTTGGTTGTGTTGCAATTGGGACGACTTCCCCACCGCCCTTGGTGCCTTGTCCTGACATTTTATGCGTCCTTCCTTATTGCTGATACGACACGCCCGACAACGTACAGTGGGGGTTCCATGACTTTGCAGAGGATCCGGCCGAACAGGCTGTCCTCCGACTTGCCCTTGGTGAGTACGTGGCGTAGGTGCTTCGTTCTCTCGGTTGCGGCGTAAGCGCCGATGTTTGTGATGATTGTGCTGCGACGCATGCCCTTCACGAACGGACGGAACACGGCGTGGTAGCCGACCTGGTGGTATGGCGTCAGGTGCTTGCGCTGGTAAACGTACCAGGTTTTCATTGCCATGACCCAGTCGTCCAGCTGCGTTTGACGGTACATCTCTGTGCACACGATTTTGTCGTTTCCAGTATCGTTACTGTCGTCGTTGTCGTTGTTCATCGCATTCACGGTCGCGCCAGTGTTAACCAACACGCCGTCCACGTATTCCATGCCGTCGTTAGGCGTGAGCGTGTTTGCGAGTGCCTGCGCGGCGCTGTTTTGTCCCGTGTCGTTGTTGCCGACTATACCCTGCGGACCGTCGTCGTTATCGTTTGACGGGGGTAAGAATGTGGTGATGTCGTCGCTGTTCTCAACGGTATTAGCGAATTCAATCATGTTATCGTTGTCGTTGTCGTTGTAGACCGCTGGCTGCGTCACGCCCGTCGGGTTGTTCGCCGCGTCAACGCTCGCCGCCGTGTAGGTGTCGTTGAACAGGTCGGCGTCGGTCGTCACGTCTGGGTTTAAGATGCTGTCAACGATCTGCACCGTCGGGCTTGCCGAGATGATGTCTGTCACGGTGTCAGTGAAGGTAGGCTCCGGCTCGGGCGCGTAACCCTCGTATCCGCCGTCAATCAATTGTTGATCAGACCAGCCGTACTGATCCTTTAAGATAGACGCAACTTGGGAATTCTTCTCGCTCGACCCGTCGTAGACGACCTGGTCGGGCTGGTTGTATGCCTGCTCCGCGCTGATCCAAGTGTCTGGGTTGTTCATGTCAAACTCAACGCCAGTATCCGCGTATGCGTCCGCCTGGGCGTTGATTTGGTCTTCCATGCTGATTGAGTTGCCGTTCGCGTCAACCGCGCCACTCCAGTTATCGCCGCCCGTCGTGAGGGACGTCACGTTGTTGCCCGTGTCTGGGCCGTAGATCACCTGGTTGTTGTTGTAAAGCGTGTCCGCCGCTTCCTGCGCCGCGTCGCTGTTAGTGTAGGCATCCTCGTACTGCGTGCCCGCGATCACGTCCGTGTTGGGGTCGTAATCGTCAAAGCCAGTCTCGTTTTGGATGACGTTCACGAGATCGTTTGTCTCATCCTCCGTCAGGAAATTGTTGTCGCCCTCGTCATCGTATTGATCAACCTCGTTGAAGGGCGCAGAGTTTCCTAAGTCGTCCACGATTGTGTTATCAATGTAAACACTCGGCACGGTGTATCCCGAGTCAATCGTGACTGGGTTCGAGCCGCCGTCAAAGCTGCTACTGTTGTCGATGCTAATGTTTGTTCCGCTGTCGGGCGCCGCCGTGTAGCCGTAGTTGCTGTAATCAATCGGGTTGCCGATGTTATACCCGGCCGCCCCGGTGTACGGATCAATGAAAAAGCTGTCGATGTAATCCTTTTGACCTGGACGCTTCTGCGCGAATTCGCTCTCGATCTGCTCATAGATCGGGTATCCGCTGTAGGCCGACACGCCGTTTGCGTATGTCGTTGGCGCATCCATGCCGCCCATCACGTTGTTGCCGGACGGGGCGCTCAAGCCAAACGACAACGCCTGGTCCGCGGTGTTTGTGAAAACCGATTGCTGCGCGGGTGTAAACGCAGCCGCAGTCGGACCGAACGACAGCGGGACGCTTCCAAGCGCGCTGATTTTGTCTGCACGGTTTAGGTTTCGCTTAGCCGCATCCTCAATGTATTGTGGGATCTGTACTGAGGTCGATGATCCGCCTTTACCCATTTTATATCTCCTTAACGTAGGATGAGTGCATTGGCTCCCATCCGTGCGCGGCCAGTGGTTTTTTCCAACCAAAACGCCCAGTCATGTTGAGAGCCTCGCAGCCTTGCGCTTTAGCCCAATTTATCACGTCGTCGTGCATGTCTAAAATTTCGGTGAGATCGCCCCCGCCAAGGAAGATGTTCAGCACCTTTTTTTTCGGGTACGCGATGATCTCGGTGACCAGGCAGCTTTTCTCCGCGGGCCACAATTGCATCGTCCCTTTGTATATACCCTCGTATATATCAATGATGTCGTGCGTGCCGCCGCTGTACTCCAGGGCAGCCTCAATGTGTGGACGACAACGGTTGAATTCTTCAGTAATCACCATGACGCCCCCGATAATGTAACGCGCTTCCAGACGTCAGAGGTGCCGTCGTAATCCGCCACGCAAATGTAAATGTAGCCGGTGTCCCAGCTTATCATGCCAGTCGTATCGCCAGACGCGCCAACTGACGAGGCGGGGGCGGCTTGCTTCACGACGACCTCCTTGTAGGATCCGCTCTGCGACACAACCGGGTACAAGTTGGAGCGGTCAAACATCAGGTAACCATCCTCGGACGCCGTCTCGCCACCGATTTGCTGCACGATGGCTGAGCGGGTTTGCCCCAGGTAAATCATCAAGCGACGCGCCCAAGTCTTCCAGTCATCGCCGTATGGCTCTGGTGCCTTGTATTGTACGCTCATCGCTCACCCCCGGGCACCACGTCCACGCGGTTGATGCCCACGCGCCAGTCCGCCAAGCGCTGACCCTCGACGCGCATCCGAACCTGACGCCCGGTAAATCGCACGCTGGTCGGGTTGCTGAGAGAGTAGGGGCCGTAGCTGCGCTCCGTGCCGTTGGGGTAAAACCGGGTCTTGAACGTCGCGTTGACGTCGCCCTGGGTTTTCTCGTCCGGCACAAGTTCAGTCACGGAGACGACCTGGTTGCCCGTGCCAATGCGGAACGGCCCAGTCTCGGCAAACGGCGTCAGCGTGCCGTAATTAAAGCCGACCTCGTGCTCGTACAGCTTGCGGTCGTCGGCGTCGAACATCATTGGCTGGCGGAACGCGCCGCGATCCACGCCCGTCGTGCGGGCCAGCTCGCCGATGTGCCAGGTGTTTTCGATGTAATTGTACGCCACGTATCGATTGTTTTCCGTGGATCCGCTCGACGGGTAAAACCACCAAATTTCACCGAATAGCGAATTCGCCATGGCAAACGCCTTGGACACTTGCGCCTTGTTCAGGTCGTTAAACACGTAATCTGAAACGTCGGACTGAAGCTCTTGCACGCGTCCGCCGCTGTACACAAAGAATGAACCCACGCCCATCCAGAATGCCCCGGCGTCAACGACCGCGCACGCCTGCTCGGCTCCCAGGCCGCACGACGTGCCGACCCGCTCTATGCCGTAGACGTAGGGCGGCCCCACGTAGTTGGCGGCGTGCGCGTCCCTGGTTGTCAGGATTAACGATTGGCCCTGCACGTTGACGCCCGCAAGGATCTGCCCGGCGGTGTTTAACTCCAGGTCGCCAGCCTCGTTTGTCGCGGCCGCAGTCCAGGTGTTGTTGTCTTCCCGGTCACTCCACTGCACCTTGCGGGGGTTACCGCCAGCGCCAAGCGCAAACAGGAACCGCTCCTGCGTTACCAGGATCCCGCGGTTGCTTGTTGGGGCGTTGCTGAGTATTGCGGCCGCGGATGCCGTGTTGAGCTGCCACTCGTAAATCTTGCCGTCGTCGGCGTTGCACGCCACCAAGTATTCGCCCCACGGCTGTAGGTGCCAGGACGTCGCCGGGTCGATGCGTGAAAAGTCAGGGCGCGCGATGCCGTATGAGTAGCTGCCGAAAAAGGATCCGCCAAACCCGGTGTTCGCGTCGGCGTCCTCGCGCCCGGCAGTCAGGCCAGTCGGCGTGATGTCGTATTGAATGCCTGCGTCGGAGTAGACGTACAATTTGTTGTACGACCCGGCGGCGATCCATCTGTCGTTTGAGTTGTCAATCCAGGTAAGCATGCCGCGCAGCTTGGCGTTACCCGCGGTGTTGGATCTGGTCCGCCAGCCGCCAATCGGGCGCATCACGCCGTCATGCCAGCGCACGAGATTGGCGTCGCGCCAACGCCCCATGCTTTGCAAGTCGGTCCCGTTTCGATAGACGCCAGCCGGGATGTTTAGGTCAATTAGGGACATGCACGCCTCACGTTAACTTGGATGGTATTATGTTACCATATAAGGGTTTGAACGCAAAAGGACGGCGCAGAGCCGTCCAGTCGCATAGTGTCTGGTAGTTGTATCATTCAGCCGCAATTTCTTCTGCGTCTTCAACTGCCTCCAGTGATTTTGCTAAGCGGACAATGAAAGCCTCACGACCAACCATAAGCTGATCCAAGTTGAATTGCGCATTGCCTAGCTTGCGGTCTAGGTCAGTGACATGGTTGAGCAGCGTTTTCTGCTCATCCGTAAAGTCATCTACATTGTACTCAACGTCATTGACCGTGATGGTGTTCTTTTCCTGTTTAGCCATCTGTCAGTTCCTTATGAGTTAGCTGCAATCGCAGCGTTAACCGCAGTCATATCTTCCGTTGTCCAGAAGTCTTTTGCAACCATCAACTGTAGATGCTCTACGTTGCGTGACACAGTGTCTGCCCAATCGTCATCTTCCATGTCCTCTGGTTGTCCAGCGTTTAGCAAGTCAACAGAGTGACCCATTGCTGTGTAGTGTTGTGCGATTTCTTCCGCAGTTGGTGTATCAGTCATGTCTTTCTCCTTTTCTGACTAATGTTATCTTACAAGCCATTCTTCTACTGTGTCAGATACGTCACGCATCTTGATCCAGTTAGAACCTGTTGGCTGTCCTTTACGAATACGCAGTTTGCCCATCAGACCTACGGTGTCCCATTCAGGGCGATCCTCACGAGAAGTATATTCCTGATCTGGATCATAGTCTGGGTTCAAAATGCGCTCACCGTTTTCGTTACGTTGATATGTGCCATAGTCATCACGCAAGTATTTATGTTTCCATGCGTCCATGTCTGTGTCGCCAACAACAGATGGGTTGCCTGAAACTACACCTATGATTGACCCCGCATCATCGTCTGCTGTAGCCTTGCGTAGTTTGTTATTGACCAATACAACAGAGAAACCACGGCGATCTTCATTTGCCGTGTTGCCATCGGCCCACTCAAAGTATTCCGCATAGTCCGCACCGCCACCATTCCAAGAACCATCAGCATAGGCATTACCATCACCACGCAAATAAAACTCTGTATCTGCATTCCCATTAGATCGATAAATTGCAAAAGTATATGTCGAGCTATTAGTGCGTCCGCAACGAATATCGTTTATATGCCCAGTGTAGCCTGTAGATGAATTATAGGTTATAACCGTAGTCGTAGATGAATTTCCATGACCAAATATAGCCGCAGACGATCCGCTGCTTCCTTGGATAGAAAGCCATTGGCGACCAAAGCCTAACTCCATTCCACTAGCTGCGTTTTGGTTATAAATAAAACCGCTGCCGTCAACATTTAATCTAGGATTACCATCCCCATCCGACAGCACGATGTTGTTGCTTGAGGTGCGGATGTCCAAGCCGCCTTGGTTGCCGTTGTAGCGGCCTAGGATGGTGTTCTTGGAGCCTGTGGTCATAGCATCGCCAGAATTAGTTCCAACAAAAGTGTTCTTATCACCTGTTACATTCTGTCCTGCAGCGTGACCCACCAAAGTTTGATTAGCACTTGTTGTTGTTGTTGCACCAGCTGAACTACCTATTATGGTGTTGTTTACACCAGTAGTATTACTATAAGCTGCTTTATGCCCGACAGCAGTGTTATTGCTTGCGGTGGTGTTGGCGTTAAGTGCGCCTGTTCCAACGGCTATGTTGTTGTTACCTGTTGTATTATTACCTAGGGCAGCACCTGCAGTTACTCCGTTTGTCCCACCAACTGCTGTGTTATCTGCGCCAGTAGTATTAGCACCAAGCGTATCGGCACCGATTGCGGTATTAACTCCAGTCGTATTAGAATCCAACGCTCTAAAGCCAACAGCCGTATTGTATGACCCTGT